TATCTCTTTCTCTATCTCTTTCTCTATCTCTTTCTCTATCTCTTTCTCTATCTCTGTTGGACACTGGTTGGACATCGGTTGGACATTGTCCAATTTGGTTGGACATTGTCCAACTTTGCGTTGTTTGCGCTTGTATTGTGACCAGTTTGTCTCTTGTTCGAGGAGGGCTTCAGCTTGTGGAAACCTAGCATTTCCGTCTGTGTCGATTTGGATAAGACCACATTTTGTAAAGTAAGCCATTGTCATGTTGACATCATCCTCGCTAACATCTAACTTAAGTGCTAGCTCTTGAATTAAGTTGTCCAAATAGCCTTCATAATACAGAACGCAATCAGTTTCTAAACTCTCAAGCATGAGTCGGATATAAATTACGGTCATTGCATAGCCACCGCTCATGTCCCTAAGTCTTTTAATAAACAAGTTGTCAAAGAATTTTTTATCAAATTTAAGCCAAAAATAGACTTTTGTTTTAGTTTTATTCTTAGTCATTTATGTTATAATCTCCATAGAATGTTTTTTTACGACACGGGCAATTACCCGTGTTTTTTAGTGCTTCAATCCGCACCCAGCCCCCGATGTGCTTCGTTAATATTCAATTTCATAAGAAGGTAGTTTTGGCTTTTATTTATATTTATTTTTGGGGTATAAGGTATTTAGTTGCACTCCGCACACCGAGGTGTGGCTACGGATTGAAACAGCTAACGATATTACTTTAAATTAATGTCTTTCCTAATCCGTGTGCCTTGTTGTATCGGTCACGGCTAGGCTCTGATGCATTTTTTTCAAAAGTCCATTTTGGCACTTCTGTTTCTGTTTGCTCTTTTACAAATAGCCATTTAAGTAGTTTTTTCATTTTTGGTTCCTCTCTATATCGTTCAAGTTAGTATTAGTAGTTGAAAAAATACTCAACAATATCATCTTTTGAAAGATCTAATAACTCAATAGCCTTAATGATTTCTTCCTGATTCCACAATCTTTTTCCATTGATTTTAAAAGATGTTGTGGTTTGAGTTTTTCCAATAGCTTTCGCAAAATTTTCTTGAGTTCCGTATTTTTCTTTAATACGTCCTTTTAATTTATCGTATTTAAACTCCATTCGTTTCTCCTTTTTTAACTTTATGGTTTTATTTTAAACTATATTTTTTAGTTTGTCAACAATTTTATTCTATTTTTTTAAAATTTTTTTATCTTTTATTGAAACTCAAACGTTTTAATGCTTTCAGTCACTCGTTTTTTCAAGAGCTATAATCTCTTTTTGTTTTGGCGTTTCACGAATCTCAAACGGTGTAAAATCATCGTAAGACAAATCTCTCAAGAATTGCATAGCTTTCTCAGCTTCAACGTGTTTGATGTTAGTGTATTTTGTGACGTTAAAAGCTTTCTTCAAGCGTGAGTACATCAAGCGAATAAATTGGCCTTTCTTTGAAGCAAACAGATTATCACTAGGGTGTGATTTCTGATTATCGAAGTACATATCTGCGAACACGCCAGCTTTTTTGAAAACAATACTCTTGATTTTAGAAGCTTCACCGTCGTCAATATGGACCTTCTTATTGACTTCCTCTACAAGCAACTCAATGTCAGTTAGTTTTTGATTTGTCTTTTTAACATTTCTGTCCATTTCTTCCTTAATTCCGATGATTTCTTCCAAAAGCTGTTGGTTAACGGTGCTTTGAGCAACCAGATTCATAGCTTGTTTCTTCTGCATTTCTACTGTTTCAGCGAGTAGATTTTCTTTTTTCTTATATTTCTTCTTACTCATTTATGATTTCTCCTTCTATGATTGTTCTTCCATCTTCTGGAATAATCTTGTTCATTTCATCTAACCAGTTTTCAGTAAGCGTCAAGATGTCTCTGAGCTTTTCAATCTGAGCGTCTTTTCCAATGCCTTGGATAAGGGTTTTAAATCTAAGCGGTGCCATTTCTTCGTCAAAGAAGTTTTCAAACTTAGTTACGAGCTTGCTTAGGTTAAAGATATTAGTAACGCTGTTTTCTAGCTTCTCTTTATCAGCTCGTAAGTGCTCAATAGACTCTTTCAAGGCTAATGCTTCTGATGTTTCTTTTTCGAGCATTTCATAAGCTGCTTCCTTAAGTCGCAAGCTCCTTTTGACTGAATCAAGCTCGTATACTAGGTCTTTATTCTTTCCTAGCAATTGCTTGTTAAGGTCTTGCGTTGCTTTGTAATCTTGCGGAATGACTTCCTTTTCGATTATCTTTTCAGTAGTTTTGGTTTGTTTGACACGTTCCAACTCTCCCTTGACCGCTTCCAGTGCTTGGTCTTTGAGTTTTAGGCGGTGCTCAAGCTCTTTATATTCTTTGTGAGTTTTGATATCTCCGTTGAATACTGCTTGATTAACCTCTGGATTGGCAGATGGTTTAGATACTTGAGCTTGTAACGTTTTAGGCAAACTTTCGAATTTTTCAATATTTGCTTGTTCGTTTTGCGAACAAACGAAATTGTAATGATTGATATATTCATAAGCTTTGGTTTTTTTAAACCCTAAACTTCTATACCATTCTTCGAAGCAACCATAACCTCTAGTTGAAAGCTCCTCTTGAGCTTTAGCAAGTTGTTTTCCGATTTCGTAAGCACTCTTGCTTTGGATGCCGTAGATGATATTGGCACGTTCTTCTAAGAATTCTTTCGTCTTTGCATCGAGCAAAGAGTAGTCAAAATCATTTGTTGCTATTTCGTTCATATTGTTCCTTTCTAACTTGGATTTAATTCAAGTTTTAAAATCAAAAGCCATACAAATCAGACGATTTAATGTGGTATTTATTACAAATATTTGCCATATTCTTAGGAGAAATAGAAAGTACATTCTTCTCCCATGCACTCACCGTTTGAGGCGTAGTGCCAACGGTTTTAGCAAACTCCTCTTGTGTCAAATTGTGACGTGCTCGGAGTTCTTTGATTGTAATTTTTGGAACTACTTCTGTCATTTTGTTCCTCCTTCCTAACTAACTTACAAACATATTATGGCTTAAACAAAATTCAATGTCAACAGTTTTCTTGATTTTTTTTCAAGTTTTTTTGATTTTATTATTAAACATCTTGAAAATTAGTAAAACATACTATATATTGTTCTTTGTATGTATCCATTGTTTTTTTATTTTTTATCGAATGTTTTCAAGATTGTTTTCAATCCATTCAAGTCGATTCTGAAGCCCAGACGGAAACTGTTTTTATAAAAAAATTATATATTTTTTTGCAAAACAAAAACCCTGACTAATTCAAGTCAGGGCAAGAGAGAGTTTATCGAAGACTACAGCCTTTTACTGTATTCATTAATATAGTAGCATTTCTATTAAAATAAAGCAAATAAAAAAACCTCCCATCAGAACGTATCTGCGCGTATGCGTGGGAAGCCATTGATATATGTATTATAACACAAAAAAACAAAAGGAGGTCTTAAAACCCAATAAAGAAAATCCTACCAAAAACATTTAGACCGAAACAGGTCACCATCCCAAAAAATCAAAAATTCCATGAAGAGTTTAACCCTTGGCACTTTGACGCTTACGAAATGATATAGAAAGAGTCGACTAAAATAGCCGACTCTTTTTTATATGAATTCCCTTTTCGTGCACGCACTTATATAGGGCGCTGAACTAAATCAGTCTAACACCTTTTGCACTAGATAAAACTTTATCTAGGTTATCCAATTACATTTTATCAAATTATTATTTATGAGTCAAACAAAAAAGCCCCAGCATAATGCTGAGGCTTCGACCACTACTGCCATGGTATCCCTACTGCAGTGTGAGGGGAGGTGATATACTCCTTTTTTATTTTATAGTTTTCGTGGTCTATTGGTAATAGTTTACCAAATCATCTTTATTCCAGCAAGAGAGCCAAACCGTACCAAATTGTCCAAACTCAAAACGTCGGTAGTAATATCCACCATAATAGCCACCTTCTCCTGTGTCTGTGATGTTAACTTCATCACCGGCAAAACTAAAGAACATGCCTGCCTTGAAATCTTTAGATTCTCCGTCAGGTAAGTCATTTCCATCTTTATCAACCCAGTTAACCATATCAACAGGCACCCCATTGTCATAAAAATTAAAGCCAATAGGTGCTAAATAGTCACATTTAATTTGCCAAATGCCGTTAACGAATTGAACTTCATTAGCTTCATAGTAAGCCTTTTGTTGTGGTGCTACTGCTGTATTGGCTTGGTTATTCGTTTGTGTTGCTGAGTCAGAATAACGCCAAACTTCAATATATGCAGGCTTGTTCGCGGCATAGTAGTCGTTCCAAGGGTATGTACTGATAGCTTGACCTACTGCTCCTTGTGTTGAATAGTCACAACTAATGAAGTTAACACTATCCATCATGACACCAACGTGTCCACCAGCTCCACCCGAAGTAGACATATCTGCTCCCCAAGACATTAACACAATATCGCCTGTCAAGGCGTCCCAATCCTGATTAATACTTACTCGATAGAACCCATTTTTGGCAAGTTGTTGACCAAGGGTTACCGTTGATGGTAGACCTTGAATACCAATACCAGCTTCTTTTAAGGCTTGTGAAATCGAACCAGAGCAGTCAGCAGTACCGTCTGCACCGTTACGTGACCCATACATTGAATAGGTCAATTTGCCTCGATGGTTAACAAACCAATTTACGATAGATTGTTGTATGTTCATACTATTTCCCTTCCTTATCGTCTACTGGTTTGATGTAAGTCAATGCTCGTTCGCTATCAGCGATTCCTTTAGTTGTTGGGTCTGTCACTATACCCAAAATCACCAAGATTGTAATAATAGTATTTACCGCATCTTGGATATTGTGTGGAATATTAAGCCCGAATTGTTGCAACGCAAGAAACACTGCTGAGATAAGAGCTACTAGTGTAGTTTTATTTTTTAGTCGTAATTTTAAATTAATCATTTTCTTTTTCTCCTTTTCAATTTCTCACTTCTAAAATAATGTACTTACTATATAAGGCATCAATATACCCATTGCCACCTAATTTCTTATAGTTGGAATGCATTTTATGAATGATATCAGAAGTATGAACAGTGGTATACCCACGATTCAATTCTGATTTTATGTCACGCTCTAAGCGTGTGTACATAGTTACCAAGTGCGCTTCATCATGCACTACCAGCTTGTCGTTTAATTCGTTGATTTTTTTGCCATTAAAATCTCCTAAACCTTGAACGACGTCAACTGATGTTTGAATGGTATTTAACTCTTCTTTCAGCTTTCTAAATTGCTCTTTGTTTAAATTAGATGACTTGCTAGCTTGCATTCCAAACCAGCCCGTCGCAACCACCCCAAAAGTCGGGGCTAGGCGAGCTATGATATCAGAAACACTCATCTTTTATTTTTTACCCCCATTTTTTAAAAATTAAGCCTCTGTAGAAGTATCGGCCAAAATTTCATTTTCCACTTTATAACGCAACTATACTATAACGGATTTATTCCTTTTTTGTGTTTACACAACTTATTTCACACTACCTAATTCGAAGAAAAAGTGAGTTTCTAATATAAATTTGGATATGGACATCTTACATTTATTGACCCTGTTATTTTCATATCATCGTTATATCCGTTGAAAATTGTTAGCTCAATACCACTTGTGGACATATAAATGCTCTTTATCATGCCTCCGTTAGAGGTAAAGTTCCCACTTTGTGTGGTGAACGATATTTTTTGTGAAAGGATTTCTACATTATATGGATTGTTTAATGCACCATCAAAATAATTTGGAAGAGGAATAATTATCTTTGTATCTTTACCATGAAAGGCAGTTGTTTCTGGAATTGATACAGTTATATTATCAGGATTTATTCCATCTATGGTATTGGCAAAGATGTTAAGATTAGAGGTATAGTCTGTACCTGTCTTGTTGAACATTTTACCATTAACAAGATTATTTGTTATTGAAGAATTTGTTATAGATTTAGTAAAAATAGCTACATCAGGAGCGACTATTCCTGATTGGTTATCTTCCGAATTTTTTCTAAACAAAGAATTTGTAGAAATATTAAATAGAGATCCATGAAGATAGAGATGATTTGTTAAATTTCTTTCAAACTGATTACCTGAAATAGTTGTACTAACCGCATTAGCCGTATATATTCCATAAGTAGTGTTTCTATCAATAATGTTATTACTAATTAAGTTGTAAGTCGCTTTCGTTAAGGATATTCCTATTCCATTCCACTCTATTTTATTATTCACAATACTGTTATCATTGGAATTATCAAAATTTATGCCGACTTCATTAAAATAAAAAAAGTTATTAGTTATCTTTGAATCCGTGGCATTCATTACTCCGTTAGTACAACCGTTAATTTGACAATTCATAACATTTGACACTTTGATGTTAGATAGCCCATTAATACAATTTGAGATTTTCACTCCCTCAATAGTACTAGAGTTTCCGACAAGTATTCCATTTGTTTTCTTATTACCTTCTATGGATAAATTCTTTACGGTAATAGCGTTGGGCAGAATACCATCTCCCCAAACATTGTTCTTTATCACATAGTTGTCTGCAGAACCTATTCCATTAAGGAGCGTTATATTTTGTGTGTTTTTTCCTCCCCAAGACTCAACCTTACTAATTCCTTGTATGATTTGTCCTGATGAAAAACCATTCAATTCTTTTACATTATACTTACCGGGGGGTAGAAAAACTGATAATCCTGTATTAATAGCGCTTTGTATCGCAACAGTATCATCAGTTACTCCGTCTCCTTTTGCTCCAAACCATTTGACATTAACTCCTCGTTCAGCAGATTCGTTATAAACTCTAGTCATGAACGATTTATCCGATTCGAATGACCTAAAATCAGTATTTTTACCGATTTGTTTATCTAGCCTAGTCGGCAGGTCTGGGTATGCCGAAGCAGCATCTTCCGGTTTCCTTGACCTTATCAACTCGCTAAGAACCTGGCCGCCTGGATCAATGGATTCAATAATTTCACGGTTGGATTTCACAAATTCTTCCCAGCTAGTTTTACCATCTTCAATGTATTGGTTGAAGATTCGATTTAACTCTTTGAAAGTCCACCAGTAGTTTGAGTCTTTGAAGGGTTGCGAATAAATGGATTTCTCAACGATATATTTGAAAGTTCGAGTAGAGAATTGCTCAATCCACCGCTCGCCTTCTTGTTTTCTAAAGCTAAAATAAGCTTCATTATATCCAACCATTTGCAAAGCATTATCACTGGCAACATATTTCAGTGTTCCATTTTTTGCATCAAAGGAGACAACTCTTTCTTCTGATACCCCTTGACCTGTGACTTCTTGTGCCATTAAACAAAAGTAAGGCTGTAAGCCTTCAAAGTTCTTGGGCTGACCGTTCTCTACGATTTGAGCAACAATTGCTTGACTATTGACATCAGCATGTCTTAGCTTAATAATGCCAATATTGCTATTAGGTTCTGTGATACTTAAAGTTATCTTATATTCTGTCATTTATTATTTCCTTAAAAATTAATTATGTCTCGAGGATTGATGCGAGCCCACTGCTTGCCCTTCCAAACTTCGAAATGCAAATGAACGCCAGTAGCGAGACCTGTAGCACCAGAAATACCAACTACTGTGTCTGGGGTGACTTGTTGCCCCATGCTAACTTGAATGTTTGCTAAATGTCCGTAATATGTCCAGTATCCATCATGTTCAATCACGACGTAATTGCCCCCAACAGCATGATTAGGGACTATTTGAACGACCTTTCCGCTTCTCGCAGCGTATACCGGCGGTTTTGCTCCTCCAGTTGGCGCAATATCAATACCGCCATGAATTGAACCTGTGCCGTAACCGATTTGATCCCATTCTTGAGTGACAACATAAGGCACTCTGATTGGATTTCGCCAATCAGCTTTAGGAATAGGTACCCCAGCGAAAAGGTTATACCAAGTTTGGGCATACCCCCTTCGCTCTGGGTGTGTCGTTGCTGGTCGTTCGAAGTTTCTTTCGAAAACAGTTGCTGCGCTTGCTGCGTTAGTCATAGCTTTAAATCCGTCAACAGTTGTTGGCGCAACTGAACCAATCCATTGACCCGACGTCATAGCCCAGTTGACTACTTTCATCTGAGTAGGCATCTCACGATAATCTCCAGCGACACCAGCAGCTTTTACAAGTCTTTGGAAATACTCACGGCCATTGTTTGTTCGTGTTCCTACAAGTGGATATGCTGATCCGTCAAACTGCACAGCGCCATAAGCGGGTCCTCCAACCTGATCAATATCAGGATTCATACTTGGACCAGCTTCACCATTGATATTTCCTAAAATGCCAGCCGATGCACCTTCTGAATAACCAAGAGACCTAAGCGTAGCCCACGCTTGCCATGCGAACTTTTCAGCTTGTGTCTTGACGATATCTGGATATATTCCGTTCCACCCGTCACTACCTCCGCCCCCAGAAGCGGCAGATGTTATTTCGTTCCCATTTAGGAATAATTTACCATCGACGCTGACGTCTCCATAAAGTTTTAATTTTCTGTTTTCGGCCGTGCTGTCTTTTGGAATTTCTAAAACATTTAAAAACGTTCCGTTGTTTGCCTTTGATGATAAAGCGAAAGAGTAACCAGAATTTTGAATTGCATTAATCCCTTGAAGTTGGCCGTTTGTATATGTTGGCGCAAAAGCGAACATTTCTTTTTCGGACGACCCATTTCTTTTAATAAAACGAATTTTACCTTGGTCAAGTTCAATAATGAAGTCACGATTAACTGAACGAATCTTGACCCCTTGCAAAACTCCGGCATTAATAAAATTAGCATTGAAAGTCCCATCAAGTGTCCATGCAGTATTACTTTTGCCATTATGAACATCTTGAATTGTCGTCCATTGACCTTTTTTACATTGCTTGAAAGATATTCCAACATTATTTTGAATCATGAAATACTGTGATTCTTGAATTTTTGGACCATCCATAAAGACTTGCTCATAAGTTTCTCTTGATTTAGAAACGCCCGCTTCAATCCCATTGACCATATAAATTGACCCACCATTGGCACCAGCACCACGCATAATATCATCTTGATACTTTCCGATTTCAGTTGTTTCAAAGAAAGTCATTTTATTATTATCAAGGTCTGAGATATTACTTTGAATCTTCGATAACTGACGATTGAGAGAGTTGCCACTTAAATTATCACCTAAACTAGCTTGCACTCGTCCATTAACATGGTCAGTAACCACTTTAAAGACTCTTGTCTGATAGTGATAATTTCGGTCTCCTCTGTGAATTGAAACAGTATTTCCAATTGAGTCACTGCCTAATATCTCAGTACTAAACTGAACGAGTGGCCGGCAGTAATAAGCCAGTTTTTCATAAGTCTTTTGTAAAAGCTCGTCTGCATCTTCCACATCATCAAAGACAACCACTGTTTTCCGAGGAAGCATTTTTCCATTTGACGGAATGCCGTATTCTTCTGTCATTTCTGGATATTCAATCCAATTTTGGCCTTTTGGCTTATCAAGTGGTTTACCATTAGACTTTTTCCATTCAACATCTGAAAATTCAAGTCTTCGCCCATAACCGTCCCCAACTTCTTCACCTTTCCCACGTCCAATTAGGGCAGTGACAATATTTGTGCGGTCTTGTTCGTGGACAATTTTCAGAACTTCCTCACCATATTCAAAACGTTTATTGGTTATTTTCCCAATTTGGTTATAGCAGTTAATGATTTTTTTAGTAATCTTATTTCCTGTGATTTCAATTGAAAAGGTAAACTCTGCACCTAATTCTTGTAGAGCTTTTAGAGCTTCACGCATGGAAGTATAGTAAAAGGTGCTGGAAACCGTTTTAATCGGTTCACAGATACCCAATACCCAGTCACAACCTGAATCAGATAAAAGCTGGTTGATCACATAAGAAAAAGACCTATTTTTAGGCCTTATATCTTTAATGATAAAATTATCCAGTTCATCAACGGCAAAATTTTTCGCTTCAAATGATAATAAATCATCTTCATCTTTTGCGGTTAAAATTCGGTATAAAGAAAATTCTTGCTCTTTTGTATCATTGACTGCAATATAGCTGGCATCTTTAATTGTTTCGTCAAAAGGTAAAGAAACTGAAAGTGTATCATTCATTAATTCAGAAGCGTTGGTTGTGATTTCTTTTGTCTGAACACATTCTGTGAATTCATCGGAATCATAGCTTTTGATGACTTGTTGCATCTTATCTAAAAATAAGATATTACTCACTAAAGCACCGCCTTTCTGTATTGAATCGTTAACTCATAGTTTGAACTTGAAAAATCTGTTCCAGTTGTCAGTCTGACATTTTTGAAATCAGAATCAAGGTCTAAGAGGTTGTTATTTACTTTACCGTTAAGAAAAGTATCGCCTGAATGAAAATCAAATTCCAATAGGTCGCCTTTTTTAGCCTGTGATGCTTTCAAGCGATAATTTCCGTCAGTTGCAAATAAACCCTCTGTCAGTAATTTAAATGACAGCCTATCTGGTTTAACTGGATAAGGCAAAACTTCAATCACTTTATTTTTTACACTTTGAGTTTTTCCGTGTTTAAATGGCTTACTACAAAGGACAGTAAAGCTTGAAATGATTGAATTAGTATCTCCAGCCACATTGTCTGCAGTCTTGAAACGACCATAAAACGTATATTCCAGATCATCATTAAAAATAATGGGAACATCTTCTTGACGAATCAAGAACGCCTTTAAAATATCAAACTTTTCTTGTATAGCTCGAGGGTCCCTATCCTCAAGCTTATATTTTATCGTCAACTCCCGAGGAGGATATTTAACATTAGTGATCACACCTCCTACTTGCATGTCTTGTGTTTCAAAGCTGAGAGAATACATTTCTCGCCCCTCAACCGTCAAAGTCTGATAACCTTCTATGAGTTCCTCTAACCAAGTCCCATCATAACTCATGGCGCTGGTTGGAATAAAAGGAAGGTTGCGATAATGCTCCTGTTTTGTCGTATCTCTAAACTTGTACATTTCTACCTCCTAAAATCCCATATTTAAGTTAATTGCTTGACCTTGTGCGTTAGAAATGTCATCCACAAAGGCTTTAAAGGTTTGATTCCCAAGCTTCACAGTAAATGAAGCCGGCTGTTTGCCTTGGTTAAGATTCACATCATGAGAAACTTGACTACTGATTGAGCGATTAGCAGCCGCAACATTTGCCCCAATATCCACAGAATAGTCAGAATTAATTGCATTAGCAATCATGTCGCCCATTCCTGAAACGTTGGATTGAACATCACGGAAACCTCTAGTTAAACCAGAATTTAAACCATTCATAATGGCATTACCAGCGGGAATTAAAAGTTTTCTATCCTTACGGATTGGCCCTTTATGCTCACGAATCCAATCTCCAATTCCGCCAATAAACTTCATACCCGCTTCCCAAGAACTTTTTAGGCCTTTTACAAATCCATCAATAATAGCCTTACCAATGTCAAAAAGATTAATTTTAGATAAGCTGTCAAATATTCCTTTAATAGTATCAATGCCATTTTTTATCAAGTCTTTAGCTAATCCCATTACATTATCGAATGTTCCGGTAATGTAATTTCCAAAAGCTCCGACAATTTGATTGATTCCATCTAAAGCGCCTTGCCAGTCTCCTATAATAAGTGACCAAACAGTTTTTATTATCCCTTGGATAACATTCATCACTGTATCTATCACCAACTGGACTTGTTTAATAACGAACGTTACAACTGCCAAAATATTGTCTAAAGAACCAGAAAAAATATTTGAAATCAAAGCCCATGCTACCTGTACAATCCCTGAAATAACATTGCTCCAAATTTCCCAACCAGCTTGCATTTGTCCTAATGCTAAAGAAACAACTGCTTGAATTGCGATCATTGCGACTTCAAATACACCTTGGATGACTCCCCAGACTGTTTTAATTAAGTTCTGTATTCCTTGCTGATTTTCAGTAAACCATTGAGAAACTTGAGTAAATGTATTCGTTATGATGCCAGAAATAAATTCAATAACTGGTTGTAAAAAGTCAGAAATAGACTGCCAAATTTGAATGACTGCATCTCTAAAACCTTTATTAGTGTCCCAAAGATTTTTGATTGCTAAAACCAAGGCAACAATTCCAGCTATTGCTAAAACATAAGGATTTGCGGTTAATGCAGCAAACAGAGTTTTTACAGCGCCAGCAACTTTTTGAAAAATAAGCATTCCGCCAACGATAGCTATTAAAGTTGTAAAACCTCCACCTAATCCTTTTAGTAAAGGAGTGAAAGGCTTTAAAATATTTCCTAGTTGAACAAAAGCAGTTATAATAGATGGGAGTACTTTAGATAAAACAAAATTAATATTTTTAAAAGTATCAATTATAGATTGCTTCATGCCATCGAAAACTGTCGCAATACCATTTTTAAATCCATTATTTTGTAAGGCGATATCAATCGTTTTTAGTACTCCAGTTATTCCGTTTAACACAGCATTTTTCATGTTAGTAAAAGATGTACCAATACCGCCAGTTGCCGTTCTTGCAGTTTGCGCAAATCCTTTAACTCCACCGTCCAGTTCTACAAATCGCTTATTCAATTGTTCCATGGTAATGTCACCAGATTGGAGCTTGGCGTATAAATCACGTTCAGCGCTTTTACCCGTGAGACCAAATGATTTAGCAACTTGTGTCAAAGCGTAAGGCATTGTTTCTTGAAGGGTTCGCCAAGACATTAAATCAACTTTACCACTAGATAACATTTGACTATATTGCTGAACTCCTCGGCTTGCATCTGCAGCACTTGCCCCAGAAGCTAGAAAAGCATCGTTAAGAGCTATTGCTGTTTTAGCACCACCCGTTGCGCTTTTCTCTAAAATGGCAAAGCTTTGAGAGCTTTTTGTCAGTTCTTGAAGTGAAGTAGGTAAACCATCAACGCCTTTTTTTAGTAACTCGGTTGACTTAGCCACATCATTCGTTGAAAAGCCCATTTGAGCCATTACTTTTGGATAGTTTTTTAAAGTATCAAAACGGTTAATTGCACCATCTAATGAATTTCTAACCAAACCTACCGCTGAATCAATAAGTTTAAAAACCCCGACACCCTTGGCAATATCTAGGATAGAAGTATTTGTATTTTGTGAGTTCTTGTTCAAAGCTCTCATTGAACTATCTGCTTTATTCATGGTTGAAGTGAAATTTTTATCAACAGCACTCAGAACCGCTTCTACACTATAAGATTCCATGTTTTTCATCCTTTCTTACTTATTTGCTTTTTTCATGAGGTTAATTAGTTTTTTGTCCTTTTTAAAAGCACTGTCCGAAGTTTCGATTCCTAAAATATCATTTTCAAATTTTTCTTTATCAAAAAACTTCTTGAAGGTCGAATAAACTGGAACTTGCTTCTTACCTTGTTGCTTAGTTGATTGAACTTGCCAATTTGCCCATGCTTGTTGGTAAATAAATTCTTGCTCATCAAGTCTTTTTAGCCTATAAGCTTTCAACCTTAATTCATACTCCGAAATGGTCATGCGCTCTATATCTCTTAGATTAGTAATTCCGAGATAACGCAAACAATTTAACTGAACTTGTTCATAGAGTTTGTCAAAATCTGTTACTGTAGATTTTTGCTGACTTCTTTCTCGAAGTTCAACGTTTTTTTCTTGGTAAATTCCGACTTTTTTAACTCTTCGAGTACTAAATCAAAAAGCGCATCAGCTCCATTCTCTTCAATCCATTCAACTATCCCTTTCTCAGAGACACGAGGATTTTCTGTTGCATTGGCAATTTTTAACATTTCAACAAGTGTTTCGATATCTCCACTAAAAAAGTTCATCAAAGCATTATCTAAACCGGCTTTTAAAGTCATCCCATGTTCTGTTACTTCATTTTTTTTATTCAATTCCTTAATGAATCGGTAACCAAAGATGAAAACATACTGTTTTCCATTAATTGTTAATTCCATTTTGATTTCTCCTTAAAAAATAAAGGCTAGAGCGAATCTCTAGCCTTTTGTTTATAGTATTTAAATTGTCACTTCTACAACTGTACCCCAGGCAGGGCCAGTAATATTTTCAGCTTTATCCCCGAACAGTATCTTTGAAGACATACTGAACAACATTAGCTTGTTCAGTAGTTAGTGTGGCATTGCCCTTTTGAGGTTTACCAAACACTCCGAATTCTAAACTCAATTCAAGCGCATCTTCTGAGTTTGGTTCGTAAGAGAAACTTGTAAGATAAGCACGAAGATATTTCGCTTTGTACTTTCCGTCAGATCCTTTTTCAGCTTTATCAATTTCCCACACTTCAATAATTTCTCCATCATCAAACGCTTTGTCCATTTCGTCAAGATGTGGGTCACCATTTGCTGCAATAGATGTGGCAGACAAACTGTATTCAATTGCTGCAAGAGAACCTATTGTCCCATCTTTGGTTGCTGTAGTGTTGTAATCTCGAGTTTTTTCATTCGAGTGTTCTGTTTGGAAAGCGAGTTTCCAAGCGGCTTCTTTTGTTGCGTTACTAAGCAAACGATAGAGCAAGATAATATCTTTACCCTGTTTGGCTGTTAATTCTGCCATATTAAATCTCCTATCTTAGTCTAAATTCTAAGTTAATCAACGCTCTTTTAAGCGATGTATGCGTTGTTGTATCGTCCAGCATTTGAATGGTACTTGCTTGTGAATTCAAAGCCCAAGAATAGCCATCTGTGCTATTTATATTTAACGCTTGGTTAAATATATTGCTTGCCATGTCAGACACTTCCTTGCGCTTCTTCTGTAAGCCCCAAACAGATAATGAAAGACTTACTGTGCCTTTGATATCTGTTTTATTTGCTTCATGAATGGTTTGAGTATTCTCCATTTCAACAAATGGATAGCCCACTTCATTCATTGGCTTATAATCGTAAACGGTATAACCCAAAGCTTGAACTTGTTTGAACAATTCATCAAAAATAGATTGGTCTCGAGTTTTAATCATTTCATCAACCTTTCTAAATCATTTGTGAATACTTTTTTCTGAATGTTAAACGCAGGTTTTACAAATGGTTGTGCAGCTTGAAATCGCGTCCCATACTCTACATATCCAGCATAATCAGTATGAGGTCCAGTCGTTCCTGTAAGTCCCCCGTCTGTAAAATCACTGGTTATTGAACGCTTCATGTTTCCTGTATCTACAGGAGCAAGATTTTGCATATTCTTGTTCATGCTTGCAGTATTGCTTTTTACAACATGTTTGACATCATCAAGCGTGGCATTTTTTCTCAATTTCTTTTGCAAGGCATCAATTCCAGTTATTTTCATTGATTTACCTCTTGCAAAATAAAAGTGTTTCTCTCGCTTGGATTGCGATATGTTGTTAAAGCCCACTTTTTATTATCAAACTCAATGTAATCATATTCTGGCATAGTAAAAAGGGGCATCATTCGCATGACTTTTGCTCCTTGTTTAATATCTCCAAAAATTTTAATACTTCTGTCAGTTCCAATATCAGTGATGTTTGCACTAAATACTGCTCGAGTTGGTTCTTTTTCAACCCATTCGCCTAAATCGGGGTCATAGCGGGAGTCGGGCGATTCTTTGATAAAAGTAACTTCATCTAAATATCTCAATACAATCTGAACCTCCCTATCTTCTTATCGCCCTCAGGTTCTCTTGATTTTCGCCACGATTCAATTTCATCGGCATACTCATCAAAATCAGATTCTGAAAATGTCATGCTTAATCCTTCTTGTGAGTAGGACTGCATGCCTTCTTGACCGATACGATTAAAACGCTTCAAAGAAACATCCAAAACAACATATTCTAGTTCTGGCGGTACCTCTTTAAGGTCAGAACCAAGAATAAGCAATAGACGTTCACGAGTGCGTTTTTCAATTATTTCCAAGCGCTCATCCGATGAACCGCCTAAAAGCTTTTTTATTTCATAAGTGATAGCCATAAGCAACTCCTTTTTATACAGAAGTTACGGTAACATCGCATGTAACAGTTAATCCGTTAGCTGTTGTTCCAGTAATTTTCGTTTTACCTTCAGCTTTACCAACTACATTCCCTTTTTTCGGTGTTACCGTAGCAATTGTAGGTTCACTTGAAACAAAGGTTACTGTTTTATCATCTGCATCTACTGGTAAGACAGTTGCTGTCAATGTTTCGTTTGCCCCAACTGCAAGCGATAATGTTGTTTTATTTAAAGTTACGCTCTTAGGGGCAATTACTTTGTTACTGTGGCTTTAAGAATTGCTTTTTTATTCTTCTCTGGCAAGTATTTACCATATTTTGCAGCGGCTTGAAGTGCTGTTCCTGCAAAGTCTTCTGAATCCATTGCACGAGTCACTTGAATTCCGATACCAGCTACACCAACATTATCGGCGACAAAGTAAGCTCCTTCTCCAGATTGAAATTTTTCATCAGGAAGTTCAGATAAAATGAATCCTTTAAATTTATAAAGTGTTTCATCATCAATGTTTGCACTTGAGTTTTTGGCAGTTGTTGCGAGTTTAGAGTCAATAAGCAAGTCATAGACATCAGCATTAACATAAGCAACCCAAGGCACTGCTGTAGAAACGTTGTTATTTACAAATTTCTTATGAGCTTCTGAGAACAATTTAGTCACGGAAGCTTCATCAAGTTTTGAATTCAACGTTTCGCTGGCACTATCTGATAAGAATTTACCAAGCAATTTATCGACGTGTTGGGCCCATGCCACACCATGAAGTGCTAAACGTTCTGCTACAACTTGGTCTTTGATATCGTTGACTGTGAAATCATCAATTCCTTCATTAATTGCCAAAGGAGCATCGTATTTCACTTGTTTGTTGACTGACTTAACTTCTTTACGTTGACCAAAGCGTGAAGTATTACCTGTTCCAGTTCCAAAACCAACATTTGCGTCAGTTGAATAATTTTGGATAACTACATCAGTGTCACTTACTTTGAGTTCCATAAAAGTATCATTTTCAGTGATACCATCTTTTACTTGAAGAACTCCACCAAAAGCGCGCAAGAAAGCTGATTTTTTTGCGAAAAGGTCTGGTAACATACCAGCGTATTGTTTTGTGAAATATTTAATTGTCATAATTTAGATCTCCTGTTATTGATATTTAGCTGCCGCTTGTTTGAAAACATCGACATCATTGTTACTTGGAACACGTTTAGGCGTTGTCCCTGTGTTTCGTGCTTTTTCCCATTGTGAGCGTTGATTATCAAGTAAATTGAGGAAAGTTTTTACATTGCTGTAAGTTTTTTCTTCATCGACATCAACTAACAATCCTAACTCCGCTGCACTCAAAACAATTCCACTCTCTTTCAATACTTCATCAGCTTGACTGGTGATATTTGAAATTTTAATTTGTGCTTTAAGGCTTGCGATCTCATCGTCTTTAGCTTTTTGAAGTTCAACAACTTTTTCTTCGTAAGATTTTTCTTTAACTGACTTTTTGCCACCTTTTTCAAGTTCTTCAATACGAGCCAGCGCTTGTTCTAGCTGTGTTTTTGTTTCATTTTTTTCAGCCTGCTCTTTTCCGATTCGTTTTTGAAGCTTTTCGACAATTTTGTCAATGTCAGTTGATTGTTTTTGTTGCTCTTCTTTGTTTGTTTCTGTTCCGGTTTCTGAACCAGCTTCAGACGTCTCATCGGCTGCTTTTTCTGCGGAAAGTTGCAAATTAAGGGGTGAAAGTTCTGTTTGTTCCATTTTTGGTTCCTCCTCCTCGCATTTTAAGACTTGGGAGTCTGATTTTCTCGGGTTTTATTTAGTGTCCACAACATTCGGAAACGGACATAAGAAAAGTGCCTGTCAGTGGCAAACGCTTAGTTGTTTTTTCTTTTATTGCGCAATTCTTCAATCGATTTGTCAGCTTCTGTCCTGTCATCAAAAGCTTGCTTGTATTCGTCTTGACTGATTACTTTTCTATCAAGTAAGTCATCCCAGAAAGCTTTATCATCAACATGCGGTGCTGTGCTACATCTACAGAACGGATGCATGTTTGGTGCATTAACGCCAGGCAACATATCTTTAAGCTTGAATATTTTACCATTCAATGGCCCACAGATATGACAAGCTGAAGGTTCAGCAATATACTCATACTCTTCAATACTAGCTTTTTTATAGCTTTCTTCTTGAATAGCTGTTTGAACTCGTGTTGTTTCTGTTACTAGTAATCGTTGTACGTTGTATGTGGCATTCATCTTTCCTTGTTCAGTCATCAGCCTTTTTAGTTGTGGGGCTAGTGCTTTCGGGTTGATTCCACCAGTTACTGAACGAATGAGAAGTTTTTCAATATCAGCTTTCAATTCAAATTGGTACTGCCAAAGCTTGTCAGAAAAACTGGCAAATCCTTCGACCTTATAACTTCCGTTAAGAACTGATTCAACTAGACTGTTATAGCCTTTCTTTGGAACGCTTAAACCAAGAATTCCCGCTTGTCTTTCAAATTCTGTAAGAGCTGCATCAGTCAAAATCTTTGAGAAATATTTGTCCAAGTCATCAAATACTGAAATAAGCTCCAGACCAATATTTGCTTTCAGAAGTTCTAAACGATTCACTCTCATAGTCAAGTTATAAAGTTTCAACACTTGATTCGCTCGGTGCGAAAAGTCTTTCTCTTCTACGTATTTCTTAGCTTTACTAGCAAATGCCTTGACATCCATCTTATCCGCACGTTTCATGGCTTCACTAATAGAAACCCCTTGACCATTCGCAAAGTTCTGCCAGTTGGCATTGATTTCTTTTTGAATAGCCTCTTGAGCTTCAAATAGCTTATCCCTGATTTGTTTCATGCGTTTAGTATCATCTTTGATTTGTTGCTCTTGCCAAGCTTTCTCACGTTCTCTCAAGTAATCAGATGGATTCATAGGTTACCCCTCATTTGTTTCATTCTCACTAGGTTTCTTGTCCTTGTCAAAGATAGTTGTAGAAGCTTCTTCTTTTTTGATTTTTTCCATTTCAGCTTGAACATCTGGAATGATAGAAATGACACTCAAAGCAGTTTCTTCACTAGTAATCCCTTTTAGTATATTAGCAGTCTCGGCTTGCTCTTTAATATTTTTAGGCTCATTACGAGTGAATGTGTACTCAATATCTTTCCAAGCTTCTTTGTTCGAAACATTCGTACTTAACTCACAAAATAGTTTGTATCGACCATTCAAAGAAGATTGAAATTTACGTTGAAATGACAAAGCTAAGTTACTCATTGCTTGAAGTTTGTAAGCTAACGAGACACCACTTGATGACCCGAAAGATTCATCAGAAATATTTGCAACCATTGTTGTTTGGAAGATTAATTTAGTTAGTCTGTCCAATAGATTTTCTGTTTGAGAATCACTATCAGGCTTTTCTAAGAATTTAACATCCACATTTTTCGCTTCGGAACCCTCGCCATAGTAATTAATAACACGGTTACTACGAATGTTTTTCAAGTCCTCTTCTTCAACTGCAGCGCCTAAAAATGCCAAGTACTGATCGCTGAAATAATCAACGTCATTTGCTTTTTCACTAATGGCTTTATTAAAAGCGTTGACTAATGAAATAACAGATTCAAAAATGCTCATTCGTTCTTCGTTGAAATAGAACTCTACAACGGGCAAATCATCAAAAGGATTCGGCGCTTGTTCAGTCATGTTGTAAAATCCCATGGTTCCATTTAAATCATAAGTTGTTTCTTTGGTATAAACTTCACCATACAATTTACAGTCATCATCATAACCATAACGCACCGCAAACAATGGTTCTTGTTTAATCGTGTCATCATAAACCATAAACATATTTTCTGGACTATTAAAAACAACATTCGTTCGAGTGTCTTCATCTTGATACAAAAGCTCAAACGCTCGACCATAAATGCAAGCCATCTTTGCAAGCTCCGACTCTTCATCTTCCATGTCATTCAGATTATCAAATTCTTGTAGTTTAAAAAGTATCTCTTTATCCTTGTGAGTTTTTTTTACTGGAATTCCATTAAAGTAACCTGTGAAAGTATCAACGATATATTTAGTGAAATTAACAGTTAAACGATTATCTGGTTTCCAAGGGTCTTTTGTTGGCTCATCATCAATCGACATGATCCCACGATACATATTTTTTAAGTACTCATACCGAGCAACTTCTAATTTATGTTTTTCCATGAACTTGGTAAGCACTTCAACTGTGATTGGTTCGTCTTTTGGAAATGTCATTAATTTAGGTGGTTTGTATTTCAATTAGAATCCTCCTTTGAAAGACTTTAGTTTTGCTTTGCGAGTTGTCATTGTCTCAGCAATCCCAGTTGTTGCATCGGGCGCATCATCGTGTTTATTTTTACCTTCACGTTGATAAGTCGTCATTGCTTGATAGTATTCTGGAAAACGAGTTCGCCAGTCATTAGGAAATCGAACGTGCTGCTCTATCCAATAACTATTGGAATAAATTCGGGCTTCTTTATTATTCCCTTGGAAGAAATCTTCTACAACACAAGCCACTTTGCCTTGAATCTTATCCCTGACAGAACGAGCAAAAGACCGACCGCCATTATTTCGCTCGATTCTTGACACATTCACTCTGTTATTAATTAATTGATTGGCCACTGCGTTTTCTGTGTACTCCATCGGCTTTTGAGTGTAAATAATGTCTAGCACATCCGCAAAGCCGTCTGAGGTTTCACCCCACACAATCGAACAGAGATAGTCTTTCCCAGTATCTGCGGTATCGCAATAGTTCCAAATCTTTTTGTACTCCGAACGAGCATTGTAAGTCTTGAACTCACTATATAATCGACCTTTGACATCAATCGGCTCTTGTTGGTAGTTGGCGCTGGCAATATCAGCCCCCATTGTTTTTACTTTGCGCTTATAATCTTCAAGAGTCAGAACATCATCACAAAGCATTTCATTCGTTTGCTCGTTGAAAGCCTTGAAATTAATATGCTTTACTCGATAGCCATTTTTAGGCAATTCACGCAAAGCACGTCCGGCTAAATCTTCACTATGCCAACGAGTCATGTTAATTATGATTTTACCGCTTGATTCCAAACGTGAAAGCATGGTATTAACAAACCAGTCCCAATGTTTTTCTAATATTGTCGCGTTGTTAGCTTCCTCAGCATTCTTGATAACATCATCAATGATAATAATGTCAGCACCAAAACCTGTTGCAGTCCCTGTTGGAGAGGTTGCCAAATAGTTGTTATAACCGTCTGATAAGCTCCAGAGGTTTTTCGCAGCATCTCCGTCTTTAATCTTGGAATCAAAAATATCGGAGTAAACAATCTTATCCACATCCGCTTTATTTTGTTGAATAGTGTTACGAACATTTTTAGAGAAAACTGTTGATAGAATTTCGTTATATGAACCAGTCATGATTTTCTTCGTGTGGTCATTACCAAGCACCCACTCTACAAACTTACCGAGCGTGAGAGACTTTCCATGTCTCGGCGGAAGATTCAGAACTAAAACATCATGTTCATCATCATTTAGAAATGACTGAAACTCTTCACACATTGTCACCAGATAAGCTCTATCTCGTTTAAAAAAGCTTGGCATGATGAGATTACAGTAATCAAAGAAAAAGCGCTTAGACAGCTCAATTTTTGCCCCTAGCGCTATTTTATCCATCACGACTCGCCAACTTTCTAAGCTCTTCTTCTGTCAAGCCTTCATAAGGATTATTAATATTAAGATTACCATTAACAGTAGTTTCAGACTTCTCGACTAATAAACCAGCCATTTGAAGTAAGATTTTACGGTCTTGAAATCCTTTCTCAGTCAAAGCATATCGATAGGAGGCATTAAGAACATCTGATACTTTCCCTTTGACTAATTCAAGTGTCGTTTCATTAACCAGCTTTACAAATCCTGGTTTTTTCATAGCTGCGTAATATGTGTTTTTGCTAATTTTAGCAACCGCACACAGATCCTCAACATTAATTCTCATATTATCCGGATTTACCAAGGCCTCAAGTAACCTTTTTTCAGCTTTTGTTGGTCTGTATTCGTTTGGTTTTGTAACAGTTTTAGACATTCTAGATTTCCTCCTTTCCAACAACAAAAGGCTTGCCAAATGGCTCAGCTTGTGTTCCATTTCCTAGCTTGATATACTCGCTGACAAATAATTTCTGTCGTTGATTTAGCCCAATATGTCCACCTCCTTCATTACTTAATCAAAAAAAGACAACTCAAACGAGTCGTCTCCCTTTTTCTTCGATAATACTATATTACCACGACTAAATTATTATGCCGTATTAATTGCTATAGATTAATCTAGATGTTTCTCAGCTTGTCTTAGTTTAACGTAGTACGTAGCTCTACTAATCCCTAACTTGTCACATATCTGCCAGATACCAAGTTGGTCAATGTACACCATTTGAAGCAAAGACCTAGCATCTATATCCTCAATATTTGCTATCTGTCTACGAAACTCTAGCTTCTGTTTGATAGCTTCAGCTGTGAAGCGTTCTAATTCTTCCTTAGCCGTTATAAGTTCCACATAAATATCATCTTTGCCCTTACGCTTTCCACCCTGAACCATGTCAGTATGCATTGAACCAGATGTGACCTTAAGCGCTTGTGATTCCAGTCTCTTAATTTGCTCTATCTGACTGTCGATATATCTATCAAGCGCCTTGATTTTTTGAAGCCGTTCAACTGTTCTCATAAATTGTCTTCCTTTTATGGTATAATGATATTGTCAGATTGTTTAAATAGTTCTCGGCAAGCTTTGCCTTGGGCTTTTTTATTTACCACCCCCTTTATTTTAAATTCCAGTCTTGCTACCAGCAATGCAAGGCTGGACCAAAAAGTATGTATTGGTTTCCTCGTTTCTATAAAATATTTACTGGGTTTGTGCATCGGTCTGTCAGCGATACGAGTGTCAAAAAAGTTACCTAGTCACGACAGACTAACAACTCATAGTGGATTCGAACCACTATAAGCCCATAGAAATCGCTTTATATAGTGTGCGTTTAACACTTTCTTTATTAAGCCCTATATCACCTTTAGTGCGATATTCTAAATAAATTCGATCAACTTCACTATCTAGGCTTTCCGGCCATTCATGCTTATTAAATACATATTTAGCTATTTTGCCAAATAGCTCTCTAGAAAGAAGCCCTTCTAGTTGTATCACTTTTCTAGGCGTTAAAATTCCAAGTTCTGTATATACTGTATTAATTGCTGTTATGATTGTTTGAGCTTGTCGTTTTGAACATCCTTTCACTTCCATAATATATTCTGCGTTACGGTTAGGATGTGCTGCTCTTAACTCTTGGATTTCCTTGCGAAATCGTTGAAAAAGTTCCTTAGTCAGCCCAGCGTTAGTTTTATTAGTATCTGGCTTACATGACCCACGTCTGTCAGAATAGTTCTCTAACAGATAGTTCTCTAAGTCGTTCACTAGACCGTTCGTAAGATACTCACGCATATCTTCCAGAGTTAAAGGTGAAAGCTTCGAGCGTTCCTTAACTACATTATCAAATCTTTGAAAATATTTTCTAGCCGCCGTTCTATTGCATTTCTTGGTTTCCATTATATATTTAGTGAGTGTCCTACGATGTTCTTCCCTCAATGCATCAAACTCTAGAGTTAGCCTTTGATGTAGTTCCTTAGTTAGTCCTGCATATTCAAAGCGTTTCATTGTCCCCTTCCTTTCAAATAATTCGGGATATCGTCCCCAACATTAACACTATTGTATTGTTCTTTGCTCACTAGAAACTTACCATACGCCCCACAGTCAAGCGTATAGAGCTTCCCTATCATCTGCTTACCCGTGATTTTTCCGTGCATTACGTCGGTATTATCGGCCTTATACACGATAATAGGTTTCACTGGTCTATTGACTACACTAATTAACGTTCCAATATTGATAATTAGTGAGGCCAGCAGTAAGGCAATGGCTACGTTTAGCTCTCTATAGGTCTTCTTCCTTAACGAATGTTCCATTTACCATTTTTCCCTTTCTATTCTTGATTTCCTCGTATGCAATATTTAGGCACTCAGTTACATCTAGATCTAATTGATGTGCTAATACGATAATCGTTATTAGTGTGTCTCCAATTGCATCTTTAAGTGCTATTTGTGGGTCTGTGAATTTAGTCGGCTTCAAAAGTACATCCCGAATTTCTCCGACTTCTTCCGTGATACGCATCCACTGAATTTTAGGGTCAGCTTGTTTTAAATTGCGTTCGTCTGCCCACTCGTTAATCTTGGCAACTAGGTCCGAGATTGCTAATTTCTTAACTGCTTCATCTCTAGTAATCATCGTTTATTCTCCTTAATCGACGTTTTTAAGTTTTAATGGCACCCACATTTTAGGATTGTAATTGATTTCATATTTGTATTTTGAAACATTCGGTACGTCAACATCTTCTACTACATAAGAGACATTATCTGACAAACCGATAATATGCTTTTGATATTTGTTCTTAGCGTTTTCAACTACGATTTCAAGTTGTTTGTCCTTGGTATCAGCATTGATTGACATCCTACCGCTCATTTGAAACATGACATCATTTGTAATGGCATCAATAACTGTTACTTTCCTAACAACATTGAAGTTATCAGACTCTTGCGATAAATTACTTGATACTCTCTTTGCTTCTGAACAACCAGTTAACAGTAATAAACTGCTTATACCAATAATTGCTAATCTTTTCATTTAATTTCTCCAATCAACATGATGCTGTTACCATTAGTTAATCCTCAACCATTTCAACCGTGTACAATCTTGCGTTTCTATATTTAACACCTTTTAGATGATGTAGTCTATTGATTGCTTCATCCTTATTATCAAAAATTTCCACTTCATCTTCCATGTTGTCAAAATATGTAATTACTTTATATTTCATAACTCTACTAATCTCCTACTATGTTCTTCGCTAGTTCTTCTGGCGTATGATGGTGTCCCATAGCAAGTAACGGAACGCACTGAAATGCCTAACTGTTCAGCTATCTCACGTTTAGTTCCCATTGCTATGATTTCTTCGCCTTTGAATAATGCATATTCCTTTACTTGCATAGTTCTACCATCTCTTTCAATAGCTTCTCATCTGGTAACTGCTCAAGTGTCAGAATACGATTGAGTTTATTTGTGCTTATCCCTAGTTTATTACTGATTAAATCTATGTCTTTGTGGTTTTTCCAGAACCACTTCGAAAACTCTTGCGTTTGACCTAAAACACTTGTATGGTCATAGTGTCCCGGTGCATAGATGCCAACCAGTTTATCTTTTACTTTGCTTTTCATTCCAGCTCCTTGATTTCAAATTCAATGCGTGGGTTAGGACTGTACTTCTTGCGAGCTCTTAAATCGCAAACAATACTGTCATCCGTCCAAACGATACTTTTCTTGTCAATCTTGTTGTATCCAGCGTTTGAGATACTGTCAAAGAGTGCTTTGACTAGATTATCAATATCAGGCATTCTGATATGCCAAAGCTTTTCAGCCATGAATTTCTTGAATGCATCCCACGTTTTAGCTCTAGCTTTTGGCGTGGGCTTTTTTGAAACATTTAAAGGAGCTTTCATGTAAAAGGTGACATCAACCATAATCGGACCGTCGAAGAATTGCCCGTCATACTCTTGCTCGATAAGTTGTGAGCACTGACGACGCCAAGCTTTCATTTTAGGGTCTTCATAAGTTCCGAATTTGCTAAATCGTGGTCTTGTTTGTGGTTTTGGCTCGATGTTTAAAGTTATTCTCATGCTTCACCTCAGAATGGCAAATCATCACTACTGATATCTATAGGATTGCTATTATGGTAAGGTCCGCTTTCTCTTGCAAAGTTTGGCCCTTGCTGTTGGCTATAACTGTTGTTAGCATTACCCCCCTCACGCGCCGAACGACTTTCCAACATCTGAAAGTTTTCAGCGACTACTTCAGTCACGTAAACACGTTGACCTTGTTGATTTTCATAGCTACGAGTCTGAATGCGTCCAGTAATGCCAATCAATGCCCCTTTTTTGGCCCAGTTAGCCAGATTTTCAGCCTGTTGTCGCCAGATGACGCAGTTAATAAAGTCAGTTTCACGCTCTCCGTTAGCATCCTTAAAGTTACGGTTAACCGCAAGGTTAAATGTAGCTACTGCGATATTGTTTCCAGTGTATTTTAGTTCTGCATCTTTGGTCATGCGACCAACCAATACGACGTTATTGATCATTTGTTTTTCCTTTTCTACTCTCTATTTAAGAAATCATCCAATGTTAGAACCTCATGCAATTTCTTTTGAGACTTGCAATAATCACAATGTCCACACTTCTTAGGTTCTTTGTTTCCAAGCGATACTTGATACACTCTAGGGGCGTGCTCTGTAATGTATTTAAGCCCTTCTTCCAGCCATTCTTCAGTCAATTCAATAATTTCCTTATCTGGCTGTTTCTCTTTCGATACGGCCACGATAAACGGCTTGAATGTTGGATAATCCATTTGTCGCAACAATTCTAAATAAGTCCCTAGTTGGACATGGTATTGAAATCCTAGAATGTTATTGACTGCCGTTGGTACTTTGGTACGCAATTCCTCTGACCATTCCTTAGTCCAGATAGATTTCATGGTTTTTAAATCGACCACATAGCCCTTTGAAAAGTTGATGCTATCCAACTTCCCTTTGAACGGCACGCCAGCGATAAAACCAGTGACAATCTTTTCTTTTTCAACCTTGTCACCTTTCTTACCGTGGTATAAGTTATTGAAAAGCGTGTCATCCTTAAGCGTGTCGATAACTTTCTCAGCTAACTTGAAATCAGATAACAGCCCATAAGGTTTGCGACTTGAGAACATAGCTTTTTTGTTATCTTCTTTGAATTTCTCGTGTGCTTCTTCACTCTCAAAGTAGCTATGAACATAGTTGCCGAACAGTAGAGGTTTTTGATCTCGTTCATCATCCCAAACACCATCATCGATAGCTTTAGCTCTAGCTTCGCATTTCATGTATTCCTTGAAACGACTTACAGACATATAGGTTTTGTCAGAATAATAATTATCATCCGTCAAGATTGTTAGTTCAGTCATTTTCTACCTCTTTGATTTTGGTTGAATCACCTTCAAACAAGCTAACTTCTTCGATGATTTCACCGGTTTCAGCGTCTACGCTTTTATCTGGTTCAGCTTCATCGCTCATGAGGTCACCTAAAAGTGTTTGGGTGTCCTCATTTTTGGGTGTAACATCGATAGGGTCAGTCTCAACTTCCTCAGTTTGATTGTCTGAGATAAGCCCTTCTTGCATTTCAGTTGATAGTGGGGCATACTTGCTCAAAATGCTCTTTAGTACGGTTTTTTGAGCCATTGCATCAAAGTCTGTTGACCACGGCCCTCTTGCATAGGTCTTTGAAAAGCGTTTTCCGTGGCTTTCTGCTTGCTCTTTCGTCCAGAATGTCAATTTTTTAAATCCATTCACAAGCTCGAATGTGGCAAAATAGCCATAAACCTCATCTTCTGGTTGAGTGAAATCAATGTCCAATGTTTCAAATAGCGGGTCATACGATTTGAATTGTGCTTTGTAAACTTTTCCAGAATTGATGGCCTTGAATTGACCGGAGCGGATAGCTAGCTGAATAAGTCCTTTATAACCCAATTGAAATTGTGCATCTTGCCCGTATGGAACAATGTAAGCAAAACCCAAACTTGGCTCAATAGGTAGATTTAATACCGCAGCTTTCATTGCTGCCGTCATGATTGAGGCATTACTTGCTCGTGCTAGTAACTTGTTGTTGTTTACAATTGACAATAGACTGGCTGTAAATTGTCGTTCATTGCCATTCAACACCTCTTGAAATTTCTGTTTAACTGCTGGTGTGTTGAAAAAATCTTTGTGTGATAGTTGATTTGTCATGTCTTTGTCTTCCTTTTTTTGTTTTGAATGCCCCTAATTCTCAATTTAAGTGGTCCCTTATCGTTTTTAAGTGGTAACTAGATAATTTATACCACCCACACTTTTAAATTGATTGCAGACGATTTTAGGCGTGTTCTCGAACGTGCTGATTAAATACCACCTTCGAGCAGTAGCCAAATGCCATATATTCGTTTAATTTCTCGATGAATGAATACAAGTCCAAATCATCCATCATTTTTTGCTTGTGCTCTTGTGAGAACACTAGGCCATGAATACGATCGTAGTCCTCAAGGAGCTTTAGTTTTACTTCTGTTTCAGTCATAACATCATCCTCTTGTCTTGCTGTGTTTTAAACTTGTAAACGTGTTCGTTAGTAGTTCCAAGTCCTGTCTTCTTGAAAACCCTCGAATAGACACGTTTACCATAAGTGCCCATGATATCCTGTGGGCTTAAGTTGGTTGTGATAATAGTCTTGGTGCGCTTGTTCAAAATACTGTACAAGATGCCGTTAGACCACTCAGTCACTTTTTCTGTTCCTAGATCGTCTAGCACTAGCCATTCAGCTTCAGATATACGCCTGATATATTCAGCTTCGAGGGTGAAATCCTCTTTGATTTTGGCTAGCAAATCAACCACGTTTATAAATAGCCCAATCATTTTTGTGTGATTAGACAAGGCTTTTAGCGCTGAATAAGCTAGATGGCTTTTGCCCACTCCAGTATCGCCGATAAGAACAATGTTATAGTCTTGACCGTCAAGATATCCTTTAAGCTGGCTTCTAACATTTCTCAAGTCTTCTCTTTGCTCTCTGGTTGATGCTTGATAGTTGTCGAAACTAGCGTTTCTCAAATCATCATCCATCAAACTAAAATCCTTTAGGAAGTATAGACGTTTTTGTTCTTGCTCACGTTCGTATTGTTCCTGCGATTTAATAGAATTCTGTTTTTCTTGCTCTTCACGGTGACACATTTCACATACAGTATAAGGCTTACTATTTGGTAGCTGAATAGTGACAAAGTTTCGATTGTGCTTCTCGCAGTATTTATCACTAGTAGTCATATACATCTGTCTCATTTGCTTAGCTGTCTTTTCTAAACTCATATAAAGAACCTCTTAGTATTTACTGCAAGCTGGTCCAAACTTGGGTTTGTCACTATTTGACTTGTTAGAAGTGAAATTATTCTGCTCTTCTATTTGTTGAGCTACTGTCTTGATTCCATTTTGAGCCCATGATTTCAAGATAGAGTTAACATACCCAAAAGAACGTTTAGAGTTATCAGCTGCTTTATCAATGGCTATCTTGATTAATTCTGGTTCTAGTCCATCTATGACTTGATACTCTTCTAACTTTTGTAATTGGAATCCATCTAGAAGACCGATTCTTTCTTGATAGTATTCAAAGATATTAAAATTGGAATTATCAGCAGCAGCAGAAGAAGGCTTTCTATTCTCTTCTTCTACTTCTGTCTTTATATCTATCTCTTTCTCTATCTCTTTCTCTATCTCTTTCTCTATCTCTTTCTCTATCT